CATTGTACCATCCTCGCAAGCTCGCTACAAACGCTTACCAGCTTACCAGCCCACACGATCCAGCCACTTATCCACATGTGCAAAACTTTGCATAAAAAAGTCCTTGCAATTGCCAAAAACACCATATACAATAGTAGTATAAGTAAGCAAGGAAAGGAAGAAGATGAGCCTAAAGATAGCAGTAATACAATTAGCAGAGCCACAGCTAGATGCTCTGATGGAGTTTGCAGAAACTAGATCTGTATCTCTAGCTGTTGACAAAGTAGATAGTATTATAGATGATTTAGGTATTAGTGATAACAGAAAGGTAGATAATGACTAAAGAAACACCAAAAGTAACTCTAAAAGAAATGTTTGAGGAGTACGCTAAAAAAGAGGTAGAGACTATTAAAAATTCAGATCCAGATAAGTTGTACCATAGGGTGCTACCTGATTTAAAAGATAAAAACCGTGGACACATTGAGTTTTTATACAAAAAGATTATAGTAGGTGGTACTATTGATAAACATGATATTATCCTTAACAAATTAAAAGTCAGCTCTGAGGGTAAAGAAGAAGATATAGATGCTGTTATTAAGAAGATAGAAGAGACAGCAGAAAAAGGTGATATGCACATTATTAATGAGCTTAAGTAAATAGTGATATAATCATAAGTACAGTTGCCTACCCTGAGGGGTTAAATACAAAATCATGTCTATGAGGGCAACTAATCTGGCTAGAGAGGGCTAAACCCTTAAAAGCCACCATATAAGTAAAGTGTTTAACATAGGAAAGGAAAACACAGCTATGAAAACTAGCAAAACTCCAAAGTCAACTCTAAAAGAAGCATTTGCACTTTGGGAAAACAAAAAGGGTGATAATATTTACTATACAGGTAAGACCTCAGAAGAGGACAGCATCCGTTTAGTAGCATTTATCAATAAAGATAAGAAAAACCCAAAACAGCCTGATCTACAGGTTTATGAGCAAGTAGAAAAGGGTAAAGAAAAGCCACAGATCGCATCTTTGTGGCAAAATGAAAGCAAAGCTGGAAAGGTTTATTATAGTGGCACATCCAATGAAAATGAAAAGCTAGTTGCTTTTATAAATGATGATACTCAGGATGGTAAGTATCCTAGTATCCGTGTTTATTACTCTAGTGATGAAAAATAATTACATAGTAATTGATTTTATAGAAACTCCTATTTATAAAAAGAAAAAGCGTAAACTTTGTGTTAAAATATAAAAGCTAAGTAGTATAAAATAAAGCGTCCAGCTGTCGGATGCTTTATTTTATGTTAAAATGGTTATGGAGTGTTTACACTCTAAAAGGATGTGTTTGTCCTTTTCCTTGCTTAACAGCCCTTTACAGGGCTGTTTCTTGTTATGCTATAATGTAATTAAGCTTGAGTTCTTTAGTACAATTTGGCAAAGAAGCAAAAACACACCTCCCACTCCTATCTCTAACCTCAATTAGATGACCTCTCTAAAATAAAAATGTTCGTGCTTAAATAAAATACCCTGTATCACAGCTCACAGGGTATTTTTGTTGAAAGGAGACAATAAAATGTCTAATAATATATTATCATATTATTTACGCTTTTTACCACGCTTTTACCACCACAGGGCATATAGTAATCCTTTCTAGTAAATCAGCATAAATAGTTCTTGTATTCTTGGATCGTTGATAATCATTTGCTCAATGTTAATGATAGTTTCACGGTACTTAACTACCAAGTCCTGAGCCGAGACAACACCAAAGTTACCTTTAGTGGTTTCTACCGTCAGCTCATCCTCTTTACCAATAACAGAGTTACTACCATTGGTGTCAACTGTCTCATTGTTAGTAGAGCTACCATTGGTTTTACTCCAGCTGGCATCATCAGCATAGTTAACACTATCAATACCAGTATTAGAGATACTGAGCTGGTTTTGTGGAGTTTTAGAGTTAACAGCTTTGCCATACTCTTCATTGGTGTCAGATCCACTAGTGCTAGTTTTACTATTCTGAGTACCAACTGTGTTATCCTTACGATTACGGTCAATGGTCTTTCTGTAGTCCACATTATAAATAGGGTTATAGTCTTGATCAGCCGAGTAGAATAACTGATTATATCTTGGCATTATCTCTTTAAGAGCAGTTTCAAGCTCAAACAACCACCTACCAAATGTTTCCTGTCCAATTTCACGGAAACGGTAATGATTTAAGATTTTATCATTAAGCTCTTGTCTGGTAGGGATAGCGTAAGCTGTACCATACTCTCTAACAATAGTACTATCTGTTTCATAGAGTGGGTAAGTACTCATAGCTAAATCTATATCAGCTTTAGCTTGTGCATTGTGTAAGAGGTTATCTAGTACCTCTGTGTATCTTGCTGGTATTATCATTACTCAGACTCCTGTACATCTTCTTTAAGTAATTCTTTATACTCTGGTATCTGGTCAAAGTTACGACGCTCAACAGAGATATTAGTACCAAAGATACAGTTAATTTGTTTACAGGCTTCTTTGCGTACCTTGAGCATGACATCCTCAGATGCTTTAACTTGCTCATTGTTGGCTTCTACCTCATTAGCTACCATACGCTCTCGCTTATCCATGTTGGCATTGTTGATACCGAGATCAGTAAACACCTCATTAAGTACCATATGTTTCTGGACTTGCAAGTCTGGAAATACCATAGGTGGGTTTAGATCCAGAGTAGTTATCATATCCTTATCAAATGAGTTATCAGCATAGATAACAGGCTCATTATCTTTACGCTGGTTAATAGCATTTTTAAGGCTTAAGCGTTGCTTATCTGTACATCTAACCAAGATAGGACTCTTCTGTGCTTCAATGTTAATATCAATGGCTCTATCAATGTTAGTAAGCTTAAAAGCATACATACGGATAGTAGGAAACATTGGCAACATGAGGTCATTATTACGGATAACATAACAGTTTTCACCATTGATAAGCTGTGGACCATCATATACATAGTTAGGTGCAACAGGGTATACCTTAGTCGGATCACCATAACAGTTAATACTGGACATCTGACCAAAGCCAGCGATCATCTCACCTAAAGTTTTATCTTTATAAAAGATACATTTGCCACTTGTAAATAGGTACTTTTCTATCCACCTATCATCCATATTGTTTGGTAAATTTTTCCACTCAAACAATGCTCTAGCTATCAGCATGAGCTTGTAATAGTAGTAGCTAAATGTCATATTATTAGCCATTTGTGCTACAGATTTGTAGCTCAGTAATTGGTAACTATCTTTATCTACATCCATCTTTATACAATTCCATTACTTAAACTATAGTTTAGGAAATTAGCTGGGTTTCGCCAAAAGGTTAAACCATTGTTATAAGCATCTTTAATTTTATTCATTTCATCATTAGGTACATTACCAACAATGTTAACATTTATGGTTTTAGTATACCACCATTGTTGACGGTGTGCTGTATTAGGCACTTTTACCCTACAAGTCTTGTACCCTACAAGGTCAAAGTAGTCATCAATGACCTTGGCATATTGTGGCTTGATAGACATAGGAAAAACAGTAAATTTATTTTTGTGCTTAGTAAAGTCCAAATCACCAACATTAGTGTTGCCACTGGCTTGATCAGGTATCAGAGAGGCTTCATAAAACTGAGAGACAGCATTAGATACACCACTGAGTAGGCTAGTAGCTGCACCTACATAGTTACCACTAGCAACTCCAGCTACGGTAGAGAGAGCAGTACCACCAATACCTATACCAATGTTAACAGCGTTTTGGGTAAGCCAGTTAGTATAGGCATCACTGTTCCAGCTAATAGATGGATACTTAGCACCTGTTACACCAAACTCATAAGGGTTATCTTGTATATCACCAGAGAAATGAGTCATGTTTTTGTAATTGGTAGGATATAGTTTTGTTGCACATCCATTGGTTAGCACACCATCCATATCAAAACTTGGTCTACCATCAAAATCTTCATAACAATAGCTAACAGTAGTACCAGCGTTGTTTGATATATTAAAGTAACAATAAGGGAAAGTTAAGAGCTTTTTGTTGCGAGGGGTATATGACATACCAACTCTATCTGGTACAGTGATTTTGTAATTTTCAATGATTTTTCCACATAAATCACTACTTGTAGGTACATACACATTTAATGCATAACTATGGTTATCTTTTTCATAAGTCCATGTAGAGCTTCTATATGCATTACTACCACTATCACCTTGTCTTATATATAAAATCATACGAGGAAATACAAACATAGAGTAGATGGCAGTAGCTTTACCAGCTAAATCATACATCTGAGCAATAGTGTGTAAATTGCTTACTGAGTCAGTGAGAATATAAAACAAACCATTAGGTAAACCATTTACCTTAGATGATGGCATATGTGTCATAGAGCCAATTACATCAGAAACTCCAACAGCATACCAAAAATCATTAGGACCAATTTGTGGAGTACCTACCACACTGTTTTTAATATAAGGTCCAAGCTCTACATTTTCTGGTAGAGTATTATTACCAGCTGTATCATTGTTAGTATGTTCACGCTCTACAAAGCTTGGTCTGATAGTAATATCAAACATCCAAGTCTGTAATGGATCAACCTCAAATACAACATCTGTATAACCATCAGATACATAGGTCATACTTTTAATAAAAGCATAAAACCACTTATTAGAATATGCACTGTTTTGCCACATTAAGTAATTATACTGTCTGATAGTATCTATTTGACTAGGGCATCTAAAGGTCCTAGTTTCACTTTGGTAACTAACATTAGTATATGTTTTACCAATGTTGTTAGCAAAATAATTATGCTGGTTAGTTTTGCTTGAAAAATACAGTGTATTTTTCATGTCATCTTCTAGTGGTGTGTTTAACAAGTAAACTTTGGATATATTTGCCATAAGTATATTATCCTTATCTTTGTAATATTAGTCAAACACCCCAGCAATAGCTGGGGATGTTTCACTAAGCACTTACTGATGCAACCCAGTGGTCTTTACTACTCCAGTTACCTAGGTAATCAAGATTTACAACTTTATTTTTGTCGCTAATAGATAGAGATGTATAACCAACAACCTCGCATGTACTTGAGTTATCTGGTGCTAGAGTCATAGTACCAAGATAACTACCGTTATTGTTAGGACCAATTATTAATTTAAAATGGTGTGGTATAAATCTATCATCAGTATCTACACTAGGTACTTTAATAGTATGTGTACCACTCGCCATTAAGTTTACCCTATAATCTAATTCTTTTTTATAGTCTAATGTGGTTGTACCACCATCACTACCATTAATAAAGTTTGTATTAAAGGATCTATGATAATATGTAACCAACATACCATTTTTAATATGGACACCCCTCATATAAGTTGGTCTAAATTCTATCATATTTGTTACAGTATTATTTATTAATACTGGTGGGATACTAGTTGCATTATTAGTCTGCATTACAGCTGGGTGATCAGAATAACTTGCACCGTCGTTACTATCTACAAAGTTACAGTTTTGAATAGTAATTTGAGTTTTACCACTACCATCACCACCAAACTCAATAGGAGTGTAGAAAGCATCATCAGTAGAGTTTTGGAAAAAACTACAGCCACTGATTAAAACATTTCTTGGATATGTTAGACCATAATATACATTGATTTTATCTTCAAAGTATGAGCTAATAATTTGGGCATCTCCCTCGTTTGTTTTCTGAATACCCCAAAGGTTATTTTTTTCTATATTACAGTTCAATACTAATTGCGATCTACCTTCACTCAAGAAGATACCAATATTGTTATATTCAGCAATACAGTGATTAATTTCAACACAGTTTTGAGCTGATCCTGTGAGATTAATACCAGTATTGCATCTAGCAAAGTAGCAATCTACAAAACGGTCTGTCCATGAGTAATTGGTTCTAATACCACTCCTACATTGTCTAAACACACAGTTTTTAATAACATTGTAAGATGTATGATCCATTAAGATACCATTTACAAGATAACTCTCTAAGGTAGCTTGTGTCGTATCAGTAGGCTCATATGGTCCAACAAAGTCAAGGTTTTCAATTACACACCTAGATCCAGAGGAGGTGATAATTAGTAGAGATGACTCTACATTTGGTACATTATTATACTTTAATACAGATTTCCATTTACTATCACCAACTAAATGTACTCTATTATAAGTGTCATTTGTGATATAACCAGACAAATAATATGTACGAGCATTAAATTTAACAGTACCATCATGGAAATAATTAATAGCACATTGTATTGCAACTCTGGCTCTAGTATCAGTTAAATCAGTAGCATTTGGATATACTTTTTTAGCATCATCCAAACTATCAAAGTAGTAAGACAGTGCATTTTGTCCAGCATTAGCACCTAACTGATCTACATTTACATCTTTTCCAATTAATTCAGCATATAAACCATTAGCTAATAGCATTTGGTAGTTAGTACCAGCAACAGATTTAATTTTATAAATAGCACCACCACCATCATTTAGAGCATAATATCCAAGGGTTTGTGCATAACAACCATCTACCAAATTATCACTATTAGACATGTCCTCTACAGTGTCAAATGTCCATGCAACATCTGGGTTAAGGGCTTCTTTAATTAGTGGTGTCAGGACACCATCTTCAGCCATCTGATCTAGTTTGTTATTAATTTCTTCTTGTACATCAAGATTATCAAAATAATCATGCACATAATTATATAACTCAGTAAACTTGGCTACATATTCATTTACAACATCAGATACATCTTCTTCAAATTGATTTACATTTGCAATAAGTTCATTTACTTTTGCATACATCCTAGCTGTTTGTTGTAAAACAGTACCAGACTCTTTATCATAAAAAGCTGGCTGTAGACCAGTTTCTATCCACGGTGGTAACAATTCAATAAATATATTTTGCATATTTTATTCCTTTTAAATAAGGTGGTGGCTTAGTACCACCACCTTAATTATATATTACTTAGTGTACTTTAAGTACCACTAGCAACAGTAATTACAATGTTTCCAGTAACAGATGCAATAGTAACTTTACCATCAGAGTAAGCACCAGCAACAGCCGATCCACCCATAGTTACAGTTACAGTATCACTAGCACTTACACCTTTAAGAGTGGTGGAGTACTTGCTACCCTCTGGTACAGAGGTACGCTTGTTAGAGCTGGTTACACCAGACTTGAGCGTATAAGTAACAGTGTAAGAGTCTGCAATATCACCATCAGCATTTTGGTCTGATGCGATAACAAAGGCAACAGCGTTAACTAAGATGCTGTAGCCAATGGTCTGCCAGACATGGAGGATATGGTTACGATAGAGACCAAGACCGTTTTCAAATTCACGGAAAGTAAAGAGGTCATCATAAACTTGGAAGAAGTTACGGTCAACCAAGAGAGCGATCATACCATCAACAGGGAAAGCATCAATAATCTCTTTTTGAGTATCATTAAACTCAACAACAGATTTATTAAATGCACTAGCAAGCACATCAATATTGGTGGCAACATCCGTTGGGTTGTCCACGATCAAGATTTGCTCATCTTTACGGCTAAAGGTAATGATAGGTTTGTTATCAGTACTCTGAGCAGTGAGGTAAGCGTTGTTATGGTCATTTGGAAATGCCATATCACCAGAGACAATTTTAACAGCTTTAATAAAGGCTTCTGCCTTAGCTTTGCTTGCACTTGGATCAGCAACAGCAACAACCTTAAGAGCGTTGTTTTCGTAAGCATCGGCAATAATCTGCTTCATGAGGATGTACTCATCAAGCTCAGAAGAGTTACGGATGGTGGTAAATAGATTTTCAAGGTATTCTGCAACACCCTCATAGCTCTTAAATGCTTTAGCCAAAGCTTCTGGGCTGTCGGTCAAAACATAGCTGTCTTGACGGTTCATACGGTGGAAAACTACCTTAGTATCAGGCAAGTTACGCTGTAAGAGACCAGCACCAGTTTGGTCAAAGGTCTGAGCTTTGATAAAGTTGTTGTAAACCTCTTCTACAGTATCGCCAAAGGTCTTTTTACCTTTTTTAAACTTGCCAAGAGGGTTTTCCCAGCTCTTCTTAATGAGCATAGGGGCAAAAATCATATTTGCCAAAGTGTTGATAAATTCATTGTAAACAACAGCGTTGTTTAGATCAGTAATAGCCGAGCCGACATCTTCAATATTGGTACGAGTCGCTTCTGGCACACGATCCTGATAAGCTTGTGATGCATTATCACGGATGGTGTTTAACAGTTCAATAGCATCCATACTATATTCCTTATGTTAATGTTTAATAAAGTTCCCTTTGTTGTCAAAGAGATTTTCAAACTTGCGACGCTCAACTGTTTCCTGTTTCAGACCAGTTTGCTCTTCAGCTTGTTTGGCTGGAGTGGTCTCAGTACCAAGCTGTGTAAATAATTTCATATTCGCTTGTCTGATGGCTTCCATTTCTTTTGTATCAGCTTCATGCTGACTTGTCAAGTTAGCATTAGCATCAAAAACCTCAGTTACTCCCTCTTGTAATTCAGCCAGACCAGCCCTCATTTCTTCAGCTGTTTCTAGTTGTCCAAGCTCTTGTACTTTGGTTAAAAAGGTTTCTTTGTCCATAATATATCCTTGTTTACAATTTAATTATAGCATATATGCTTATTACTGTTTTCTGAGCTTCCTAGCATACAAGTGCCACGGAAAGTTACCCTCACCTAGACCACTACTAACAGGTGCATCTGGGGATGGAGTTGGTGGAGTAGGGCTTGATCCGTTCCATTTAGTGTTTCTAAAAATACCTAAAAACTGTGCTATGTTAATACCAACCACATTAGATGGTACACCCCAGCCAGTACCCTGTCCTTGATTTTGTCCTAGACAATTTAGTCTCCAGCATCCATTTGCTCTATCATAATATCTACCACTGTAGTCTGTATCAGCAAAACAGATATGTCCAACAGTGCTAAAACTAGATTTGTTAAATACTAGACAATCTCCACGCTTAATATTTTGTACACCCTCAATAGACTTAAATGGACCTCTAGCGTTTGTATATCTAGATATTGTCCAGCACATATAGGCTGCACCATTTCCTTGTGGTCTAGTAACAAGGTCTAAACCATATTGCCACCAAAGTAGGGCTGGTAAATCCCAACATTGATTACCATACCAACCATCAAAATTCACACCATGTGAAAGAGCGTATGATCGCCAGTGGTTATATGTGTCATAGCTACTTT